TTTATTTCGTCCACGTATTTGGCTCTTTTTATTTCGTTTATCGAATCTTTGTTATATTGTAATGTAATACAATCAATTGACAGATTTGAAAGTAATTCATTTTCCATCAATTCTTTAGTTTTTACGACGTTAAATACTGGACCAAATAAACCCTCTATTACTAGTTTATGTGTTTGTGATCCATCTAGTGTTCCTGTTGTACCTATTTTATATGGGCAGTGTTTTGTTTTAGACATAAGAGATGTTAAAGACTTGGCCTTGAATAGATGACACTCATCACCAAACACAACAGAAAAGTTTTCAAAATAATCTACCGGCATTTTATAGATGCTTTGCCATGTCGATATAATTATCCTTTTGTCTGATATTTTATCTTGACCTGAAAAAATGACATGTGCATTCTTTGAAATGTCCCATATGTCACTCGAAGAATAATCCTTGAAATCATTATACATTTGAGATACAAGACCTGTGGTTGGAACGACTATTAATATTTTTTTATCATTTTCGATGTTATCAAGATAATACCTCATCAAATAATAAATTATTAAAGATTTACCACTACCTGTGGGTGATAATAGAAGACTTCTGCTTTTCTTTAGGGCATGATATATTGCTTTTACTTGATGATCATGAGGAACTATGTTTTCTCCATTTGCACTAACTTTTATTTTTGTTAGTAGATCAATTACCGAGTCTTTTGTTATTGTGTCATTATTTGGAACTTGATTTTCATACGAATATCCTCTGTCTATTGCGAATTTGATTATGTAATTCAAAAGACCCGTATATATTCTACGACTGTATAAGTTAAACAGTCTAATTTGACCGTCCCATTTTCTTTTTTTGTATGCAGGTGTGTACTGGTAGTTTGGTACAAGAAAAGTAAAATACTCGTTAAGCTCTCTGGCTAAACTTTCGTCACACTCCACATATATGTGTACCGAGTCTACAGGTTTAATAACTAAATCACTCATACACAGTATTTATTTGTCAGGCACCACTGGTAAATTTATACCAGTCCAAGGCAGTTTTGATGTTCCACTGTCTACCTGTGATGATCTTTATCACATTTTCTAGGTAATCAACCTTTTCCTTTTGAAAAGTTACCTTGTTCTCAAGAAGAATAATTTCATCATCTGCATTTATAAAACGATCCACATCGGTTTTTAATATATGATGATCAAATGGTTCCCACCCCTGTTCTTCGAGTTCCTCTTGAGAAAGTTTTCCAGTATAATATAACCACTTTATTTTTTTTAGACCTCGAAGATCAGTTTCTAGTTTTTTGAGTATGAGTTTTTCATCACTAAAAAAGATCAAGTACTTATTGTGGAGTTGTGGTGTTCTTATTGATTCTTGATCTAAATTTGTTTCGTCGATAGTGATATCGTTCGAAACCATTTCGCGTAATTCATTAAGATTCATTTGATATATCTTCTACCTTATATGAAGCGTATGCAAAAGTGGCAGTAGCTACTACTGGTTCATTGTCAACAGAAACAGATGAAAATTGAATTCCACTGACACCTACGGGAAAAAGTTCATTCAACGTAACTCTAACATTTGGTTTATATGCGCTATTCATTATTATCAATGTGGCTGTATCAAACCTCTCCTCGTGTGGTATTACTTCCGCATCTCTTTCATTTCCCATAGCTTCGGCTGTGCTTAATGTGCGCATCCAGTCGTGAATTTCACGCCAGTTTTTCATTTCTTCATCAACTATAAATGAAACTGTAAGTTGTTCATATGAATATCTCCCTACAGGATTTTTAAACGGAACACCAATACCAGGCACTGGAACGTCAGCAAACCCAATAGTTAATGAAGGTAGATTAACAGATTGACAGAAATAAGTCAATAGCGGCGCTCGATTTAACACAAACTGAAAATAGTTGGTGGCTAAGAAATTGTTTGTGGTTGGTTTTCTTATCTCTGAACTATGTAAAAGTTCCGCTGGTCCAGTTAAAGGCATAATAGTCCTCCATACTATTTATATGAAAAAAAGAGGGAGTCCCGAAAGACTCCCTCTCTTATTCAGTTTTATTCAAACTCTAGATCAGAGTCCGAAACCAGTGTTACCATGGAGGTTCTTGACTGCGAACAGTCTGTAGTACTGGTTACCACCGGGTTGAGCAATATCCACAGTTTCTGCGAATGGGTTGCTAACCATGCCGTAGCGGGTCTTGAACCCGATCTTGGGCTTGAAGCTTCCGGTATCAACCGCACGTACCATCTGGAGGGGAACGTATGGGCAGTAGAAAATACCTGCGTCATATGGGCTGGTTCCCTTATAACCAACTAAGCAGAAGTTTGCAAAGTTGCTGTCAGCAGTAGTGTCAGTTGCAGCGTAGGGGTCGATGTAGACTCGAATCCTACCGTTAAGGACACCTGCGAATGTGTTACCAGTATCATCAACCTCAAGTTGGTTGTTGAGTGCGGGTGAGATGTTAAGGAAGCCACCCATTGCGAGAGCACTTGCAACATCGGCAGAGACGACGATGAAGTTACCCTTACCACGGCGAGTTTCCTTAGCGATGTGGTTACATTCACGTTCGATCTGGAACATGAGACCACGGAAACGTTCTGCGCTCCAACGACCATCGGAGTCAACGTTTAAGTCGTAGACACCAGCGGTAGTAACGTCATTCTGCTGACATCCAACCTTGGCCTTGTAGTATAGAGTGCGGACGAGTTCACGGTTGATTTCAGAAAGAATCTCAGTGCTAAGAATGTTAGCAAGTTCAGTTTCAGCGTCGAGACCATGGACTGCTCGGAGATCCTGAGCAAGTTCAGTGGTGTACTCTGCCTTGAGGGCGCGAGTTCTTGCTTCAACAGCGATTCTCTCGATGGTGAAGTTCATCTCTGCGAATGCAGAGCTACCATCAGTACCGAGTGCTTCACCAGCGTTGGTAAGCATACCTCTGAAAGTCTCAAAGTTCTGCTTACTGAAATCTAGATGTCTAGTAGCATCAAGGTTGATTGGCTTAGCACCATCTGCGGCAGCGAATGCAGCAGTGGGTCCACCCAATTCATCCATACCACTGGTTGCACCTTCAACAGAACCAGTCTTACCATAACCCCCACCAGCAGTAGAACCAGAACCACCACCAGAGAATGGTGCGAAGGGCTCTTGGAAGAGTGCTTCGTTGGTGGAGCTGTTGGCTTGACCACGAGAAGTACCGTAACGGGATCTCATCGCAAAGATGAGCCCGGTGGGTGCGCTCATGGGCTGGACACCAGCAAGATCATATGCCATTAAGTTTGGCATAGCACGGCGAACAAGGCTGATAAGAATGGGATCATACCCCTGAAGAGCAGTCGAACGGCTGCTGGGAGTGTGACTAGAATCGGTATAACCAAAGGCACCACCACCAAGGCTGTTAGTGGGAGCGGCTTCGTTTAGATTCTGTTCAGTGATAGCTCTCTCTTGGTTTTCGAGAAGAGCTGCGGTGACCTTTTTACGATAAGGGTCAGTAATTGGATCAACGCTGTTATGCTCAAGCAGGGGATCCCACTTTTCGCACAGTGCGTCAAAAGGTGTAGTAGTATCGAAATTAGACATATTGTCTCCTTAGTGTTAAATTAAGACTTTTTTTGGTGTTTCATCTGATGGGACAGATGATTTACGTAAGCATTCATCGAAGAATCTTCAGAAAGAACCGCTTTTTGGGTACCTTCCTCTGCCATCGGATCAATAGATTCAGTTAAAATTCCCTCTGGCTGAAGTGGGAAGTAGTTTTCCTTAAGAGCATGTAGCTTTCCAGAAAATGAATTTTCATCTTCGTAGGCTACATTCTTTGCAAGATCAAAGAACTTTTCTTTTTGGGTCTCGGTTAGATCTTGAGTAGATTCGACGAAAATTTCTTGTGCTCTAGCATTTTTCAGTTCATGGAAAAGATCAACGTTTCTTTCAATTTGATCGTTAAGTTGGTTCTGCAATTGTTCATTTGCTTCGAAGAGTTCATCAAGAACATCGTAACGCTCATTGGGAACGTCAATGTAGTGATTTTCAAAGAGATTCTTGATACCATTAATAAAGCTTTCAGCGATGTCAGACTTGATGCCTCGCTCGACAGCGAGTTCATTCTCTTCCATCCACTCAGTTACGACGTAATTAAGATAATCATCGAGCTTCTCTGAAAGTTCAGAAACCACACCAGTCAATTGTTCCTTGACAACTTCGTCATATGACTCTTGGATATCTGTTGCATAATCCTCAATTTTAGCATTGACTGCGGCTTCAAACACAACACGAACCTTTGATGCAAATTGCTCTGATAAGTTTTCGTCAGAGAAAAGCGCACCCATACATTCATCAACATCTGCGCTCTCCATTTTTGGAGTAGCG